ACCGCGGCGGCGGGCTTCTGCGCGGCGGTCCTGCGCGCCGATTCGCAGGCGTACCGGAGCGCGTCGATGACGTGGTTGTCGCGGTCTTCGAGCACCGGGAGGACGGCGCCCGTCAGCGGGTCGGCCTTGTAGCTGTAGAGCGTGAGCTCGTCGATGAGGTGCACGCAGCGCGGGTGCACGACGATGTCGTGCGAGCGTAGCCACTCGACGCCCTCTTCGAGACTGCGCGGTCCCTTCACCGCGCCCATGATCTTCGGGTAGCCGTTGCGGCGCATGTGAGAGATCGTCTCGGGCCTCGCCGAGTCGGCGACGATCGGCCAGCGTTCGGAGCCCGGCACCGTCGAGAAGAGCGTCGGCGTGTCGGCGATCTCGCACCCGACCATGTACGCCTCGTGGTCGACGAAGAGCGTCCGCCCGACGATGTGGCAGCGCACGAGCACCGTCGGGTCGACGGCGAAGCCCCAGTCGGCGCCGTAGCGGTGCACGGCGTCGGGCGGCGCCTCGAACTCCTCGACGCGCCAATTGCGGAAGACGCGCCGCTCGGAGTTGCGCAAGTACTCGCCTTCCCAGACGTGACGATACTTGTCGGGGTCGCGCTTGCGGTCGTACTCGAGCTCGGCGCGGAGGACGGCGGGGAACCAGGGATTGTCGCCGTGATTCACCGTCAGCAGCTTCGAGCGCGGCGGCATCGTCGCCCCGCAGAACATCGCGTCAACGGGGTCCGTTTCGAGGCGCGGGTTCCACGAGAAGATGAGCTGCGAGCCAGGCTTGCGGATCGTCGGGATGAGCACGTCGAGCGAGCCTTGCGAGACGCTCTGCGCCTCCTCGATCCAGCAAACGTCGATGCCTTCCATCGACTTCACCGAGTCGATGTTCGTGCGGAGGCCGACGAAGAGAAAGAGCGACCCGTTCGCTCCGCGGATCTCCGTGTCGGTCGACGTGAAGAACGCGCGAAGACCGGCGCGCTCGATCTCGTCGTCGAGCAGGCGCTTGACGGAGTCCTTGATGCTCTTCTGAATCTCGCGAGCGCAGAGGATGCGCAGCGGGCGTTGGGCCGCTCGAAGCACGAGCGCGCTCGCGATGGAGCGCGACTTGCCGCCGCCACGACCGCCACGCACGGCGATGTTGCGCAGCGCCTCGTCGAAGAGCACCGAGGCCCACTCGGGGAGCTCGACTCGGGTGTTACTCATCGCCCTTCTTCGCAGCAGTGACGAACGACACCGTGACGGCCGCTTGCAGCGGGGACGAAGCGTCGCCAGCAACCTCGAGCCGGTCGCCGTACTTCTTCGGGGCGAGCTTCGAGAGGAGCCACTTGCGGGTGTCGACCTGCAAGCGTTTCTGCGCGACGGCGCCCGAGTCGGTCGCACCCGCCGGGGTGATGGGCGCGGGCTCATCGCTGATGCGCATGATGTCGCTCGCGATCTTTTCGAGCATGGATTCCCGTGCTTTCGCGTACTGGTCGTTAAGTTCTGGCCGGTCGGCCAGTTCTTTCATGAAGACGCCCCAGTTCAGCTCCACCTCGTCGCACGCCTGCCGTGCGCTCATGCCCGACGCCATGAGCTCGAAGATTCGCTGAACCTTCGCGGGGCGTTCGGCCTGCGCGGCCTCTTGTTTCCGCGTTCGTGGCATCACTGCACCTCCGGAATCCTGTACCACGCCCCCTTCGTCCTGCCCACCCGTTCAACCAAACCGCGACGGCACGCTTCCGCCAGCGCCTTGTGCGTCGTCGACCTGCCCCACCCGAGCGCCTCCTGCACGACCGCAGCCGTCGCGCGAGAAGGGGCCAAGGACGCCGTTTTGACGACGAGGGCGAGCTTGGCTAGGGCAGCGTCGTCAAAGCCTCCCTTGCGGCCTTTGGGGCGCAGGAGCGGGGTCATGGCGTTCCGAGGGCGACAAGCGCCCCGAGGCACACGCCGATCGACGTGAACACGAGGGCGACGGAGACGCCGTAGGCGATGGCTTCACGGATGAGGCCGGGGCGCGGGGGCGGGAGGTTCACGCGACACCCCGCATCCGCAGGCAAGCGGTGAGGAGGTCGCGGAGCTCGGGGTCGGTCGTCACGGCAAGGAGGCCGCGGATGTCGGCGAGGGTGGCGGCGTTGCCGCGGAGGCGGATCATCGTGGGGTGTCCTTGGTAGGGGTGAAGCCCCGGCGGTGGTTGGCCGCCGGGGGTTGGTTGGTTCAGAGCGCGGTGCGGAGGCCGGTGAAGTTCTCGAAGAGCCCGCGGAGCTGGTCGCCGTAGACAAGCGCGAAGGATCCGACTTCGCGAACCTTGACGCCGCGGCCCGCGTAGAAGGTCACCGCGTAGGTGTCGCTCGGAAGGAGCTCGATGCGCACGCGGTTCGCCTTCTGCGAACCCTTGAACTGGAACATGAGTTCCGCCGCGCCGGAGAGGAACGAGTGCGCGCCGAGCATGGCGACGAGCCGGTTGATCTTGCCGCCGCAGAGCTGCTGGATGGTGGTTTCGATGTTCATGTTTCGCTTCTTTCAGTTTCCGGCGGTGTCGCCGTTGGTATGAACGTACTATGCAACACGAACGAGAGACATGCAAGAGGAAAAACGACGTGAGATGTCGAATTATCGCGCCTTAAGGATTGCGCACGGATCCGGCCTTTTCCTTGCCTTCCACGCATCGAACGGCTTCAGGTTCCCAACCTCGCCGCCAAGAAGAACGATGACGGCCTTGGCAAGCTCGAAGCGGTGCTCGACGAGCTTCCAGTACTCGCTTCCGCCGGCAAAGCGTTCGCCGTCGAAGCTGAGCCAGTAGTTCGCCTTCGCCTTCGCGTAGCCGTCGGCGGCGACCTTCACCATCCGCCAGTCGCTTTCGTTGTGCGCCTCGCGCCGGAGGACGTGCCACCGCGCGCCGTCAATCTTCGCCGTCATTCCGACGAGCTCCCATCCTTCTCCCAAATCCGCGTTCCCGTAGAATCTCTGCATGGTCCAACTCCTTACGCATCCTGGTTGACGTACCTGCCTCGACGCTGCGGTAACGGGTAACTGGGTAACCCCCTTAATTAAAAGGGGGGTGGTTACCCTGGTTACCCCTCACCTCCGCCACAGCCCCCGGGGTAACAGTTACCCCAGAGTTACCATTCAGTTACCTAGTTACCCTTCCCGCTTTGCGATGAGCAGACCCGTAGCCTGCACCTCGTTCGACACGACCCATCCGTGCTCTTCGGGCGAGATGATGCCGCCGTCGAGCAGGAGCTGAATCAGCTTCCCGCCGTTCGGCTTCAAAACTTGCTTGATAGAGCTCTCTTTCCACTCCTGCTCGAGCAGGTAGGCGCGGAGTGCGGCCCGGCTAACGTAGGGAAGCTCGCGTCGCTCCTCCATTCCAGAGCTCCACCACGCCGCCTCAAATGTCTTTCGCGCCGCGTCAACGGGGCTCGGCTTCTTCCGTATCGGCGTTGCCTCACCTTCCGCCGCCGTCAACACGGCGGACGTGACGGCGACCCCGTCCTCGTCGAACCAGCCCTCGATCTGCACCGAGAGGAGCTGCGCGAAGACGGGCGCCGCAAGCTCGGCGTCCTTGCTCTTCCGCTGCACAATCTGAAGCGGCCCGCCGTCCTTCCCGGGGACGACGGAGATCTCGATGTCGAGCGCCCCTCGCCACGCGGACGACCCGCGCGCCCGGTGTTGCGCCTCCTCGTTGACCCCGGTGTGATGCACGAGAACCACGCTGCACCCGAACTCGCCCATGAGCCGCGCGCAGGCGTCGAGCATCCGCCGGGCGTCCTGGGAGCTGTTCTCGTCGCCACTTAGGAACCGGTGCAGCGTGTCGACGATGATGACCCCGGGCCGCTCGGGAAGCTCGCGAATGGCAAGCGCGACGCGCTGATAGCCCTCTGGCGTGTCGAGGTCGCACCCGGCCTTCGAAAGCCACATCCGAAGCGACTTCACGCCGTGGTGCTGCTTCCACGCGGCGACGCGCCCCCGAAGCCCGTGGTGCCCCTCCCCGGCGAGGTAGACGACGGGGCCGGGGCGGACCTTGCAGCCGTTCCAGTCCTCGAGCCCCGCCGCCATGCGAAGCGCCCAGTCGAGCACGGCGAAGGTCTTCCCGCCGCCGGAAGGCCCGTGCACCATGATGAGCGCGTCGGCCTGCCACCAGCCCTTGACGAGCCAGGAGATCGGGGCGGGCTTCGAGGCGAAGTCGTCGGCGGGGATGAGCCATGCTTCGCGGGCCGGCACCAGGAGCGCGGCGAGGTCGTGCCCCGCGGCGCGGTAGTCGTTTGCGTCGCCGGGCTCAGGCGGCATGACGACGCGCGCCCCGTGCTTCGCCGCGGCCTGCTCGGCGTAGCGTTGCCCGACCCCGCTCGCGTCGTTGTCGGCGACGATGACGATGTCGGCGGTCGCCCCGAGCTTCTCCCTCCAGATGCCAGCCACGGGGACGAGGTTGCTCGCAGAGTACGCCACGACGCAAGGGCGACCCGTCACCTCGTGCACCGTCGCCGCGGTGGCGAAGCCCTCGGCGATGTAGACCGTCCCCGGGTCGTCGAAGACGCCGACCGCCCAGAAGCGCCCACCGACCGCGCCACCCGGATGATAGCGCTTCTCGCCCTCGTGCGTGATGTACTGAAGCGAGCAGAGCTCGCCCTCCATCGAATAGATTGGCGCGAGAAGCCGCCCATCCGGCGCGATGCGCAGGCCGTGCGCGCGAACGCCCTTCCGCGCAAGGTACGGGTGCGTCTCGTCGGCACCGGGGCACGATGCCCAGATGCCTTCGACCATCTCCTTCGCGATGGCGCGCGTCCGCTCGAGCTCCTCGTCGCGGGCCTTCTTCGCCTCGGCGATGCGGCGCGTGTACGCCGTGTGGTCGGCGTCGGTGAGCTCGCGCCCCGCCTGCGCACGCCACGGAACGTCGAGGCCCGTCTTCCAGTCGCCGAAGCGCCCCGCCGGGATGCCGTCGGGAAAGAAGATGTACCACGCCGTTTTGTCGCCACGCTTGCGCGGGTTCGTCGAGAAGCGGTGCAGCTTGCCGTCGAGGTGGATCGTCTCCGGCGGCGTCAGCCCGGCGTCAAGCATCGCCTCGCGCGCTTGCGTCTCGGGCGGGTCCGGCGGCACGAGCGGCTCGACGTTCGTCGGGACGAACGGGTTTCCACCGAAGAAGCGGGTGAGGTCAGCCATCGATTTTCTTTCCCTTTCGCGCCTTGGCGCTCGCACGGTGACACGGCTTGCAACACGCGACGAGCTTCGCTCCGGCGTGCGCTGCTAGGATCTTCTCATCCATCCGAAACGACTCTGGAAACCGAAACGGCTCGTTCTTCCAGTAGTCGAATGCGTCGACCGCTTCGCGCTCTTGCTCCGGTGTGAGCTCGTCGAGAAGCGCCAACGCGATCTCCTTGAACTCGGGCGCGGCGTGGTCGACCTCTTCAGCAGGCGCCTTCGCGCACACCTCGCACACCGGGTGCGCCAAGCGATACGCGAGCACGATCGGGTGCGTCATGTCGCGAAGCGCGCGCACGAAGTGATCGCGCATGTCGGGATCGTCGATGCACTTCGTCCACGACACGGTGAACCAGCCGCGCCCCTCGAACCATCCCTCGAACGTGTAGCCCCCTGGCGAGAAGAGCTTGCGGAACTTCGTCGGCGCGATGCCAACGCGCGAGAGGTAGTAGTGCTTCTCGCGAATGAGGCCGGATATGAACTCCGACTCGAACTCCTCGCCGAAGCCCATTCCTTCGAGCGCATAACGCACGACCACGCGCGTTTGCGCCTTCGTGTAGCCTCGGAAGAAATTCATTTCCGCGCCTCGAAGTACGCGGAGAGCGCCTCGAGCGTCGACGCCTTCGGGTCGACCTTGCCATCCCGAATGCGCGCAAGCGTGATCGGGTGAACGCCAGTCCCGTCGGAAACTTTGTCGAGACGCCTGTCCGCAAGCGCCTCTCGAATCTGCTGCAAGTTCATCATGGTTTACCTCGTCGCAAAAAAAGTGATCGCGACCGCTTGACTATGTAGCGCGTATGCTATACCTGTCAACCATCCCGCAACCCGAATCACCGGACCGCGGGACCAAGGACACCATGGCAATCTCAATCAAACGCACGTCGTCCGCGCACGCGAACGGCGTCAAGCTCCTCGTCTTCGGCGCCGCCGGAGCGGGAAAGACCACCCTCATCCGCACCCTGCCGAACCCCATCATCATCTCGGCCGAGGCCGGGCTCCTCTCGCTCGTCGGCGAAGACTTGCCCTACGTCGAGGTCGGCACGATGAAGGAGCTCCACGAGGCCTTCGCGTGGCTCACCGACTCGGACGAGGCGCGCGGCTTCGAGTCCGTCGCGATCGACTCCATTAGCGAAATCGCCGAGGTCGTGCTGAACCACGAGAAGAAGGTCGCGAAGGACCCGCGCCAGGCGTATGGCGCGATGCAGGAGCAGATGACCGACTTGATTAGGGCGTTCCGCGACCTGCCGCGGAATGTCTACATGTCGGCAAAGCTCGAGAAGTCCGCCGACGAGATGGGCAAGGTCTTCTACGCCCCGTCGATGCCCGGCAACAAGACGGGTCAGGCCCTCCCGTACTTCTTCGACGAGGTGCTCGCCCTCCGCGTCGAGAAGGACGCCGACGGCGTGCCGCAGCGCGCGCTCATGTGCGCGCCCGATGGGCTCTGGACGGCGAAGGACCGAAGCGGGCGGCTCGACCCGTGGGAAGCGCCCGACCTCGGCGCGGTCATCCGCAAGATCGCCGGAGGTGCGTCGTGAACGAGCTCGACACCCTCGCCGCGCAGTGGGCCGACGCGAAGCAGGACGAAGCGATCGCCGTCGCGCGCCGTCGCACCATCGAGGACCGCCTCGTCGAGCTCCTCAAGATTCCCGAGTCGAAGGAGGGGACCACCTCGTCGACGACCGAGCAGGGATGGTCGATCAAGATCGTTGGCCGGATGAACCGCAAGGTTGACACCGAGCGTCTTCAGGAGCTCGCCGCCGAGCACGGTCTCTCCGAACACCTCTCGAGCCTGTTCCGGTGGAGCGCGGACATCAACGCAGCCGCGTGGAAGGCCGCCGCGCAGAGCATCACCGCGCCCCTCACCGGCGCCATCACCACGACGCCCGGGCGACCGAGCTTCACCATCACCCGCAAGGAAAGCAAGTAACACCATGGAATTCCAATTCGACGCCTCCGAAGTTCCCGCCGCCGAACGCTCCTTCGAGCTCCTGCCCGCGGGCTGGTACTCGGCGACCATCACCGGCGCGGAAGTGCGCGCGACCAAGAACGGCACCGGGAGCTACCTCCGGGTGGAGTTCACCGTCTCGGACCCGGCGGGGCGCAAGGTCTGGTCGAACTACAACGTGCGCAACGCCAACAGCGCGGCGGAAACCATCGGTCGTCAGCAGCTCGCGGAGCTGCTCCGCGCCATCGGTAAGCCGCGGCTCGGCGACACCGACGAGCTCCTCGGGAGCGCGGTGAGCATCAAGGTGAAGGTGCGCGAGGCCGCGAACGGGTACGACGCTTCGAACGAGGTCGCCGGGTCGAAGAGCCTCGACGGCGCAGCGCCGCCGGCTCCGGCTACCCCTGCTAAGGCCGCCAGCCCCGCGAAGGCCGCGCCGCCGTGGGCGAAGAAGTGAAGTTCGTGCGCGGGCACCGTAGGAAGCTCGCGTTCAAGGTTGGCGAGGTCGTCGGCGTGCACGAGGTAACGCACGCCGGCGATCCCGCCGCTTACTCTGCCCGCCGCCGCGTCGCTGTCCGGTGCACGCGCTGCGGTTCTCGGTGGACGATGCTCGAGTGCTATTTGAGATGGATCCGCGATGGGCGCGTCCGCGTGACGGGCTGCCTGCTTTGCTACGGAGGAGACGATGTTCAGTCGCGATGAGATGCAGCGCGCGATCGAAGACGCGCTGAAGTCGATGGAGGGCGTCGCCCTCGAGCTCTACCGCCGCGGGCGGGAGGAGGCGAGGGAGGAGCTCGAAGAAGCGCGCGCCAGAAACGCCGACATGCGGGCGATGCTCGAGCAGGTGACGCGCGAGCGCGACGAGGCGCGGGCGGAACTCGCCATCCTCCGCCCGTGGTCCGTCATGTTGAAGCGCGCGCACGGCGCTTTGACTGACGCCGGTTGCGTCGTTCCGCTGGAGTTCGACCAGAGCATCGAGCACGCCATCAACGACCTCGCGAGGCGGGCGACGCGCGCGGAACAGCTCTTCGTCGACGAGTACGACGCGCGCAAGGCCGCAGAGCGCGAGATCGCCGAGCTAAAGGCGCGCATCACGACGCTAGAGGCCATGAAGCCATGAGCTGGAAGTACAAGCCCGACCGCAGCGCCGTGTCGCGCGTCGCACGCGCGCACTGGTTTGAGACGGATGCGCACTGGAGCATCTGCGGGCGCGTGCCGCACGGTGACGGCTGGATCGACGACGTGGGCGGCGTGCGGAACGATTGCCGCGCGTGCGAGAAGCGCATCATGCGTTTGGAGGAGCGATGAAGATCTACTTCGTCCGCGTAGTCTCGGAGGCGTACGTCCGCGCGGGTTCGGAAGAGGAAGCGCGCGAGATCGCCCGCGGCCTCTACAACGGAAAGGGCGTCGACGCCGTTCGACCGCCGCAGACCGTCATCGGCGTGTGGGATCGACACGCGCTCGACGGAAGGAATGAAAAGCCATGAAGATCCCCGACCCCCAACACACCATCGCCGCCCTCATCGACGCGGCGCACGAAGCCAAGCGCGCTTCCCACAAGGAAGTCTTCCGCCCTCACATGGGCGCCTCGACACTCGGCGAGAAGTGCGATCGCAAGCTCTGGCTGTCTTTCCGCTGGGCGGTGCGAGAGAACTTCCCCGGCCGCATCCTGCGCGTCTTCCGTCGCGGCCAGAACGAGGAGGCGCAAGTCGTCGAAGACCTTCGCGCGATCGGCTGCAAGGTTCGCTCGACCGGCGCCGATCAGACGCGCGTCGACTTCGGCTCGCACGTCTCGGGCTCGATCGACGGCATCATCACCTCCGGCGTTCCCGACGCGCCTCGTAAGAGCCATGTGCTCGAGATCAAGACGCACTCGAAGAAGTCCTTCGAGACGCTCGAGAAGAACGGCGTCGAGGCCGCTCAGCCGAAGCACTTCGCGCAGGTGCAGGCGTACATGCTCGGAACCGGCATCGACCGTGCCCTCTACGTTGCCGTCTGCAAGGACGACGACCGCCTCTACACCGAGCGCGTGGAGCTCGACAAGGCGCGCGCGGAGAAGCTCGTCGAGCGCGGAAAGCGACTCGCGACGCAAGACGAGATCCCGCCGCCCATCTCGAGCGACCCGAGCTGGTACGAGTGCAAGCTCTGCTCGGCGCACGACTTCTGCCACGGCTCGCAGGTGACGAAGGAGGTCAACTGCCGAACGTGCGCGCACTCGACCGCCGAGGCCGATGGAACGTGGACGTGCGCGCGCCATGACCAGAACGTGATGCCGACCGACTGGATGCGCGAGGCGCACGAGTGTCACTCGCTGCACTTCGACCTCGTGCCGTGGGCGTTCCGGCGCATCGAAGGTGGCGACCCCGTCTTCGACGTCGAGGGAACCGAGGTCGCCAACGGCCCGAGCGGCTTCGCCTCGACGGAGCTCATTGCGAATCCGAAGGCGTGCGTCGACCCGACGCTCGTGCAGCTTCGCCGCAAGTTCGACGCGAAGGTCGTCGGATGAAGCTGCACCCATGCGTTATGAGATTTCGCGTGCTAACATGGGTCCACCATGGCCAAGAAGCAGGAACTCGACCCAGAACTTTCTCGATTTCAATCAACGGGTAAGCGAGCCATCGCAATTGGTGAGACGCGATATTTCACAGGGAAGCGATGCCTGAAGGGTCACCTTGCGCTTCGTTACGCATCCTCTGGAAACTGCATCGAGTGCATAGCGATCAAGCGGAAAAAGGCACTGATCAACCCGCGCGGCATGTCGCCTTCAAATCACGAAAAGGCGCTTGCGGCCTTGGCTGGTGGGCACGCTGAGTACACACCCGACACGCCATGCCCAAAGGGTCACATGCGGAGATCGGTTGTCACGAACAACTGCCTGGAATGCAACGTTGCCGCGATGCGCAAGAGAGCGCGTTCAGCAAAGTGGGCACGTATCAAAAAAGAATACGGAATGGACGAGCAAGGCGTCCTTTCGCTTCTTGAAACGCAGCATCATAGATGCGCGATTTGCGAGTCAAACATTAGTGAAAAATATCACATCGACCACTGCCACGCCTCTGGAAAGGTCCGTGGACTCCTATGTGGAAGATGCAATCAAGGCATCGGACTGATGCGAGAGGATGAAAACATCCTCTTGGCTGCAACGGCATACATAAGAAAGCACAAATGAAACTGAGGCCGTACCAAGAGCGAGCAATCTCGATGCTCTACAAGTGGTTCGAGGAGAACCGCGAGGGGCACCCGGTGTTGAACATGCCGGGCGGCTCTGGAAAGAGCGTCGTGATCGCGTCAATCGTGAAGGATGCGCTCACCAACTGGCCAGAGACGCGCGTTCTCATGGTCGTGCATTCCCGCGAGCTCATCGCGCAGAACGCGGACAAGTTGCGCAAACTCTGGCCAGGGGCGCCGCTCGGCGTCTACTCGGCGAGCCTCGGCCGCCGCGAGATGGGTGAGCCGATCACCTACGCCGGGATCGGGAGCGTAGCGAAGCGCGCGAAGGAGCTCGGGCATATCGACATCTGCCTCGTCGACGAAGCACATGCGATCTCCACGACCGAGACGGGCATGTATCGCAAGCTGCTCTCCGACCTCTTCGCCATCAACCCACAGATGCGCGTCGTCGGATTCTCCGCGAGCCCGTATCGACTCGGGCAAGGACTCATCACGGAAGGAGACTCCGCGCTCTTCTCGGACATCATCGAGCCCGTGTCGATTGAAGAGCTGGTCGCGCTCGGGCACCTCTTTCCATTGCGTTCGAAGGCGACGAGTCATTCGCTCGACACGGCCGGACTCAAAAAGAGCCGAGGCGACTTCGTCGCAGCCGACATGGAGCGCAGGTTCAACACCGAGGCGCACAACGTTGCGATCGTCGACGAGATCATCGACCGCGCGACGGACCGCGCACACTGGCTCGTCTTCTGCTCTGGTGTCGCGCACTCGGCCGCCGTTGCGGAAGCATTCCGTCGCCGCGGCATCGCGTCGGAGTCGCTCACTGCAGAAGACTCGAAGCCAGAGCGCGAACGCAAGCTCCGCGACTTCGAGTCCGGCAAGCTGCGCGCGATGTGCAACGTCGGGATTCTCACGACCGGGTACGACTTCCCGGAGCTCGACTGCATCGCGTTCCTTCGCGCGACGACATCGCCAGGGCTCTACCTCCAAATGGCGGTGCGGGGCATGAGGCCGAAGAAGAACGCGAAAGACTGCCTCGTCCTCGACTTCGCGGGCGTCGTCGAGCGCCACGGACCCATCACCGCCGTCGAGCCGCCGGGGAGGCGCCGCGAGGGCAATGGCGAAGCGCCGGTGAAGGTCTGCGACGCCTGCGCCGAGCTCGTGCACCCGACGGTGCGCGTGTGCCCGTCGTGCGGCTTCGAGTTCCCCGCGCCCGAGCCGAAGAAGCTCGAGCTGCGCGACGTCGACATCATGGGGCCGCCGCCCGGCTCGCTCGTCCACGAGCTCCGCGTCACCGAATGGGAATGGCGACGCCACGTCGGCCGCTCGTCGGGCAAGGAGTCGCTCCGCGTCCGCTACTACGGCGGGCTCACGGAGTCGGTCGACGAGTACCTTTGCGTCGCGCACGACGGCTATCCTGGCGACAAGGCGCGGCGCACGCTTGCGCGCATCGCGACGAGCGCAGGCGTCTCGCCCGGCGTCTCGCTTGCCTACGACCTCGACGAGATCGCGCGCGAGATGAACGACGCGCCGCCTCCGTCCGTGGTACGCTACACGAAGAAGCCGGGGGACTTGCCCTCGATCCTGAAACGAGAATGGGCCGTCGATGAACGCGAAGCAGTGGCTTGAAGTCGTCGCGAATCCGCCGAGGTGTTGCCTGTCGTGTCGGCACTACCTCGCCGACGAGTGGTCACCGTCGAACGAGTGCACCGTGCACAAAGCAGCGCCGCCGCGCGAGTGGGCGGAAGAGGAGAACACATGCGAAGAGTGGCAAGAGCTCGTCCCGTTCTGAATCCGCCCGCGCGGACGGAGCACGTCGAGCAACGCGAGTTCGTCTCGTGGTTCCGCAAGACGTACCCGGCGATCCGCATCATCGCGATCCCGAACGGGTCGCAGCGCAGCCGAACGACCGGCGCACGCTTGAAGGCCGAAGGCGTCGTCGCGGGCGTGCCCGACCTCCTCGTGCCCGCGTGGAACCTCTGGATCGAGATGAAGCGCGCCGACGGCGGGGCTGTAAGCGCAGCACAAAAAGACTGGCACCGCTACCTGGAGTCGATCGATCACACGGTGCTCGTTTGCGCTGGTTTTCTTCAGGCGAAAGAAAAAGTGGAGGAGCTAGTAAAAAGAGGTTGCATGTAGCTCTTTCGTGGTTCATATTGTCTGCACGTCGCAAGCGCGACGCACACTGAAACGGAGATTAGAGATGTCCATTCTCGCCATGACCATCGCGCAGCAACTCGCCGAAGACGCACTTGGCCCCGTGCTCGGCTCTCAACTCACGCGCGACACGAAGAATGGCCGCATCGCCCGCGCGGCCAAGTCGGCGGCGCAGATGGCGCTGATTCGCCACCTCGGCGACGTCGAGCCCGGCGATTTCCACTACCAGGCGCCGGGGTTCTCCGACCGCCTCGCGACCGCGCGTCGCGTCGCCTCCGAGGCCGTCGAGGCCGAGATTGTCTACCTGCGGAGCCATGG